CAGCTGCCCCAGTAAGTTTTTTCTTTAATCCTGTCATTCTAGCACAGAATGACTTACGTCGAGAGGCCGACTTATCGCTTTTAGCGGCCTGCTCTTTCGAGACCGGCGGCTTCAGGTTGTGACCCTCAGCCTTGGCGGACGCCCTCCCCTTGGCATTAAGGCCACCTTCAGGGTTCTTTCCCTCTGATCGCTGCCAAGTAGGCGTTCTCGCCATATCTAATCTCCAAGAATACGACGAGGGTCATTTTTAACCCTCGTCGATTTCATAACGGACAAATCTCAGTAATGAGAAGCTTTGCCGCGTGGGGTGCCTTGAGCAGCTGAAGAGAAGACGCCGCCGCCGCTTGCGCGAGCAGGACGCTTACCCTTAGCGGCTGAGGACATTACGCCACAGCCACCAGCAGCTTTTTTAGCACGACCGCCTTTTTTGAAGCCGTCTGTGCCTTGCTCTGCTTCAGCCGCAACGTGGCTGTTTTGAGCATTGTAAAGGCTCTTGCGGGAGCCCTTAGCATCTGGATCTTTAGTCTGAGATACCATTTTAGAGCCCTTTCTTAAGCCTGAGTAAGGCCGAACAAGCCAGTTGCGTAAGGCACCATATAAGCTTGTGGTGACTGACGAACGATTAGCTTGTTTGCCCCGCTGCTTGAAGTAGCAGCAAAGGTTCCACGAACGTCTGCAGTTGTCGTGCTAGGCGTTGTTCTATCTGCAGGCAGATAGTTTGTGGCGGCAGTAATCAATGTCGTGCCAACCAGTGACGTTGCATAGTTAATGATAACGTCACCAAACGTATCAGACCGCAGAGGGAAGCCAAACACGTCAGCCGTGCCAACTGAGTAAGCGTGAGTTGTATCAGCCGTTCCACCAGATAGTGTGACAGACTTGATATACTTAAACGCCTTTCTACCAGTTGCGACACTACCAGCAGAGATGGTGATGGCTTCTGACATTGGGAAACCGTAGATGTCATAGCCAGCAACAGTCGCCGTTGCGTAGGTTGCACTAGCAGCAGCCGTAACAGAGACAGCGCGACCAAGAAGAGCTTGAGGGCTCCAGTTATACATGCCAGGCGTCTGGGCATTATTAGGAACAGCACACTGAGCAGGCGTCTGATAGGCAAGTGTTACCGTGCCTGAAGTCGCCGTCAGATTACCGTTCGTCTGATAAGTGCCCGTCGTGCCCTGCGAAACCGACGAGTATGTGCCGGTTGTCGTGAGCTGAGATACGATCTGCGTTCCAGCAGCGGTTCCCTGAGAAACCGTTCCTGTAGTAGCAAGAACAACCATACCGGGACCAATTGGCATCTGGTTGGTGGAAGTGGTGATCGTGAGAACACCATTGCTGAATGAGCCCGTTACTGATGCATAAGCATCAAGAGCGAGAACAGAGTCAGTCGCACCCGTATCCGCACGAACAAAGCTCGTGGAATAATAGACGCCAGTCGTCGAAGAGTTCGACGATACAAGTGTAAGTGTTGCACTCGTTGGGTTAGCTGAAGCAACGATAGCTGCTGCAGCCGCCGTGTAAGGAACAGCACTCAAGGTCGTGATGTTGTCCACACCAAGCCACCCAAAGTCCGAGGCGGATTGAGATTCGCCGGGGATGTATGTGTATACTTGACGTGGATCTAAGATACCCGTCCCTGCATAAAACAGGGACGAGCCACCGATGTCTGGGTTATAGTCACCCGGCTGTGTTGGGTTTTGCCCGAACACAACCAATGGACCGGAGAAAGCAGCATTAGCCATATTACTTCCTCCTTACGACGTTGGGAAGTTGCCGTAAATTGAGCGCCAGTTGTAATAGCCGAAACTGTAGCGTTCATAACCCTTTACGAGTAAGTTGTCAGTCACGAAATCGACCTGCATGTCGGTTTCGAACTTAACTCTTTCCATGTAAGACAGACCGTCAATGTTGGTTAACAAGAACCAAGCATACGATGACGTCAAGAAGTCGTTGGTCATGTAACCTTCCGGCAATCCGCCGGCTGTCATCATGATGGCATTGACGTCATTGTCTGACGTTCCTGGGCGGAGCTCCGTCTTTGTGAGACGGACTGCTACAGGCTCAAGCTGAGCAGGAACAACCAAACGGCGACCGCGGGCGAAGATCTTCAGGCCAGCCTGGTCTTTGAAGTTTGTTCTGATAGCAATCATGCTGTTCAGAAGCGTGGCTTCGTTAAGATCAACCTGAACCGTAGGCGTATTCGCTACAGTAGCGCCATCGATTGGATGCGCCGTGGAGCAAAGAGCGACACCGTCACCGCCGACAGACGCGTTATACGTCGTCGCCGTGTTAAGCACGTTCGCGCCGTAGATCTCTTTGGTCTGGTGGAAGCTTTCCATCAAGCCAAGGTTCGAAGGCATGAACTGTGATTTGTAGAGGTTGTCGTCGATGGCTTTGCGTGTAATCGCGTAACCCAGAGCAATTTCAGTGTGCTCCTGGTTATAGATGTAACGCTCACCGGCGCTGTTGTCGAATGCGGTCTGACCACCTTCTGTCTTCAGCTGAGCAAGACCCAGGAAGCGCATTTCAGCAGTGCGCTCAAGCGCCATCTTACTGTCGTGCTTCGTGAAGATCTTATCATACTGAGATGGGATCATCTCGTATTTACCCTCAATCCCCCGGAGGCCCGGAAGGAGGAGGTCTTTAATGGCAGAGAGATTAACAGCCATTGGTCCTTACTCCTTGTTAGACGCCTTGGAAGTTGCGGGTGTAGACGTTGTTGAACATGACGATAGCATTGTCATATGCCTGTCCGTTCGACAGCGTGCCTTGAGCTCCCGGCGGATCGTTGATGACACCAACAATCTTAAATGGGTAGTTCGCGAGCGTGCCAGTCTGCAACGTGGAGGTATCGAGATAAGCGCCAGAAATACCCGTTGAGGTATTGCCTGTGCCAATCAAGAAGCCGATTGTTGCGTTTACGTCAGCAAGAGCAATGCCCGTGCTGTCGGACTGAACAACGAACTTAGCGTTAGGGTCGTTTACGATGTAGGCATAGATCGAACCAGAAACTGGATCGGTGCCGCCCGGATAGTAGTTTGACCAAACAGTTCTTTTCTGAACCGTTGAAAGAAATTTACAGCCAACGAATACGCCAGCGATGCCGAGAGCAGCTGGTGTGCTGGTGCTGGCAGACTGAGTAACCGTGCCATCGCTGACGGCTGTTACTGGGTCGCCAAAAAAGATATTGGTAGAGTTGTATGCGATAGGATACTGAACTTGCTCGTAAGTAGGAGCAGAACCGTTTCCTGCATATTGTCTAAAACCGAAAGGCGCACTTGTATTCGCCATAACGGAATCTCCTTTTTACAGGAGGCTCTGTCATCGCGCACCGGGGCGACTATAGAACCGGGAATAGTTAATGCTCCACGCCGGGGGAGCTCGAGCCAATTTAATGGCTTGTTGCCATTATCGCATATTTACAAACTAAAAGTAAAGGGGCCGCACAAGGCGACCCCCTGGACTAGCTTACTGCCGGAGAACTTACTTCTCAGGGACCGGCATAGCCTCGTATGACTTCTTGATTTGAGGACGCGCTTGCGCGTGATCTCGCGTCATTGTGCCGTCAGGCGTGCCGGCAAGTTGATTTTCTTTGTGCATGACCTGCATGCGCGCCTTTCTTTTATCTGCGTCGATACGCTCAAGGACAATCTCAGACGGGCATTCCATGAGGACCATGCCTTTTCTGGTAATTACTTTGTCTGCTGTGTTTTGAGGCATCATAGACGGATGACGAGACACTGGGACCGCCGTCCACCCAGAACGCGCTAAGTGAACCTGATAAGACGGGTCCTCAGCGCCGTATGTCGTGAAGCGTTTCCACTCATACGTCCAGCCATCTGGAATAATGTCCTGAGGAACGTAGAAGTCATCAGTGCCGTCGACGACTTCCTCTAAGTGGTTGCGCAGTTCAGCCGCACGCTGCCTTGCTCTTTCTCTTGGGTCGTCTTCACGCATTGCGGGCCTCATTGGCGGCGCTTCATCAATAGGGGCTCCGGCTGCCGCTTTCGCAAACATGCCCTTCTTTACCGTAGGCGTATTCATAACAATCTCCATCAGTTTGCAATTTTGCCTTCTTTGCGAAGGTCAAGCATGTGTTTCGCGTATTCCTTGTCAGTCATGCCAAGCATTGACGCCATCTCCGCCTGGTCCTTAGTTAGACGGACGACATTTGACCGTTGAGGGCTACGTGATACGGGCGCAGGCGGTGGCTGCGGTGCGCGTCTAGGCGCAGGAGCCGCGGCTTCTGACATAACATCTTCTTCAACCTGCTTATTGAGCCCCAGGCGGCTTTCAATGAAGCTAAAATACTCGTCGCTGTCTGTCTTAAGCCCATCATCCACGGCGTCTTCGTGAGCGCGAAACATTTTGCGTATTTCACGCTCGCCAGACAGATGTTCTTTATTTTTTAGCAGCCAAGACGCTGATTTTGGCGATACCGTTTGAGCCATTTGCTCAATAATGTCGCCAGGGAGCTCTGTCTGACGTGGAGGCTGGCGCTTAGCGGCCTCTTCTTCCGCCTGCATCTGTTCTTTTAATGCTCTCTCGCCGCGTTTCAGCTCATTCATCTGATACGCATTGATTGACATGGCTTCTTGAAGCTCAGCGACCTTGTCGTAGTCGCCAACACTCATTGCTTCCTTATGCGCAGCCTTCAAGGCATCTGAACGCTCCTTAACAGTCTCAAGCGCATTCACGACGAGCTGATAATTTGCGTCTTTTGCGTTATCACGGGCGCGATCAGCGTGAAAGTTAGCCTCTCGTGCGCGCTTTTCTGCGTCTATGCGTGCCGCTTTCTCAGCTTCCAGGCGCTTTTTAAGCTCTTGGATGCCTTCTTGCGGCTCAATAATCGGCGCTTTTTCTATTTCAGGCTCTTTTGCAGCCTTTTCGTCGATTATTTCTATTTCAGGTTCGTCTTTTTTCGTCTCTTCAGGCTTATCAAGCTCTACTTCGACGTGATCTTGTTCGTCAGACATCAATTTTCTCCATTACCATGCTGTATCAGGTGACGGGATGCGCATTTTTA